ACCTCTTCAAAGATTTGCTCTTGAGTCTTTTCTTTACCTGTCTTCAGGTCTGCAGTATAAATACCAAAGTTTTGTAGGGTGCTAGCAGCACCGCTTGCCGAAGTCATTCCCTCAACTGACCTAGCAGCATCTTCATTCGAGATGTTCATGTAGCGACCAGCGTTAGCTACAGAGGTTAGGGTCTGTTGGTAAGTGCTTCCTGCCCCACCATTAGGGGCCATCCCTCGTTCAGCTAGGAACTGAGCGACCTTTGCGTCAGAACCTACGGAAGTCAGACCACCTAGTTTGCTTAGCGTTCCAAAAGTATTGTTCTGAACATCGCCACGTGTTCGTCCACTTCGGGTACCTGCGTTGTAGTACCCAGTCACACGGTCCATTGTTGCCTGAACGCTAGGCATCATAGTCTGCGCGGCGTTAGATATCCCAGACATTAGGCTTAGGGTGTCCCCAAGGCCATACATGCTTGACGTGATGTTAGCTTGTGCTTCAGGCGTCATAGTACTGAATCGGCTCATGCTGACGCCGTGCATACCTAGGTAGCCTTTTTTAGCCTGGTCCATCCTAGCTTGATTTGCCTGTTTTACTCTTTGGAGTTCTAGCATTTGTCCGCCAGAACCGCCAGTAGGGTCATACTCAAACTGGGCCATGCCAGTCATTCTGCCCATTGCCTTACCCATTTTACCGAAAGCTTGTTTACCATTGTCCATGGTAGGGCTGCCGATATCAGATAGGCGCTCTACTTTCCCCGCAAATTTAGGGTTAGTTTTATTTAGGCGTGGTGAGTCATACGGCGTAGAGCCAAACGAGTTAGCCATGACATTCTTGCCACCGCCCAGGTTCTTGCCGCCACCCTTAGGTGCACCACTATTGCCCCCACCAGCTCCGCTAGCAACAGCGTCTCCAGCAGCACCTGCGCTCCTGGAGATATTGCCCATAGTCTTATCGAGCTTTTCAGCAAAGTTGACGGCTTGCTGTAGCTTGGAGACTAGTTTGTCAAAACCTTCGCCCATATCAGCCATAATTAATTCCTAACAACTTTTCCAAACGCTCTGGATAATTCCAGCCAGTTTGTACGTTCTCTAGGAGACAGCTCCTTAATCTCATTTAAGGACCAGCCTCCATAACTAGCGGCGAGCGCTGCCCAATCAAGCAACAGCACCTGGTACCGTGTCACTTTAGAAACGAAATAACGCTCCTAGAGTAAACGGAACCACAACCTTTCCTTCACAGTCATCACAGTCAATTTCAATGTTTTCAAACTGTGGACCAGGGATGCGGCTATAAATCTCATTTGCAATCTTCTGTCGGTCTACAAGTCCAAGTCCTAGAATCTGGGCACGACCGAGCATTGGTGCACCATCAATCTCAAGAACACAGTGGCCCAGAAGAATGGTGGTTAGTTCTGCAGGAGTTTTATCTCCTGCATTAGTTAGCTCCTTTTGAGCTATTCCATTTGGAAGAGTAACCAGGTACTCCTTCTTCTTACCCAAGACCGTAAAAGTGCGGTCGTTTATAGGGTCAACAAGAAACTTGGTTTCAACATCGCGGTCAACGTCAATTCCCACAACCTTAATCTGGTTGCAGTCATTGCATACTCCCGCTAGCTCAACTTCGTTACCAAAGGTAGCCTTAAAGATTCCTAGAAGAAGAGCGTCTCGGTCACCAGAGAGCATGCTTTCCAAAAGCTTCTCATCCGCTGGTAGGTCTCCTACCTTTACGGTGCCACGACTAATAACAGCAGCCAGCGCCTTAGCGACGTTGCCTGCTTTACCGATGTACTCTTCGTCCTTACCTGTTAGCTCACGAACCTCTGCGGTACTGAGCACCTCCCCGCTAGGCAATAGAAGCCCAGCAGGGAGACGCACATCAGTATCCGAAGGAGCTGTAACTTGTACAGGTTCTGTTGGTTTGTTTTCCGATGCAGAAAGTACCTGATTAATCAGGTCGTTGTTCAGCTGCGAACCGCTAGCTGTTTGTACATTTTCCATAAGATATTGTTTTCCTTTTTAGTAGTTTTAGAAGTTGGCTGCAGAACCAGACGGAGTAAGGTCTAGTCCCCACTTCATGTCAAAGCCCTCGTGGACCAGAGAAATCTGCTCTACGAAAAGGGCGTTGTCACCAGCGTTTAGGTCAGAATATGCAACGCTTGTTGGCCATGCGTTGTAAATCTGGAATCGTGCTGAGACGTGGTCCTTGTAGTTCTCGGTGGTTAGTTCTTCATTACCGCCACCTGAACCAGCAATTGGGTGAGTTAGAACTTCAATCTCAATGTCGCAGCGAAAGTTTTCGCCAGTAGTTGAGGTAGTTCCAGCCTGAACTGTAGCAAACAACTTACGCATCCAGTCCCAGTGCTGTGAGGTGCCGAGAACGACACCACGCTGCAAGGTGATTGGTGAGAAAGTTGTCTGACCAGGAATCTGGTGGACAGTGGTGTTGTAGCCACCTTCACGGTAAGGGATGCTATCGGTGTTAACCGAAAGTCCCGATACCGATGTGAAGCCTACGGTCACCTTGGTCTGCTTTGGAAGCCATGAGCCTCCGCCTGCAGCGCCACCAGTTAGTGGCTTGAATGTGACTAGAAATCGGAAATTTCTAATCGGGTCCGTCTCAAGAGTTGAGCGGTTGTTGATAATAGTTGGACCAGCCATTTATTATTTCTCCTTCGGTTATTAGATAGTCTTTTGACTTAGGTTGAGGACAACGAACTCTGCAGGGTATTCAAGAGCCACGCCAACTTCAACGTGAACCTCTCCAGCAGCAATGCTTGCGCCCGAGTTGTTTTCTGCGTCACACTTGACGTAGAAAGATTCGTCTGGAGTGCCACCACGAAGACCACCCTGGTTGCGGTAGTCATTTAGGAACACGCCTAGAACGGTGTTGATTCGAGACCATAGCTTTTCGCTGTTGTTCTCAAACACCGCAAACTGTAGCAAGTCATTTAGACGCTTCTCAATGTAGATGAGGCTGCGACGCATGTTTACATACTTGTTAGCGGTACCGTCCTGCTTGGTAGTGCGACCACCCATAACAACAACACCAGCACCTGGAATGTTGCGGATAGCGTTAACCACATTCTTACCAACTGAGATGCCTGCTGATGTAACACCAGAGTTAAGAACATCTAGGTCAGTAGGGCTAAACGCACGCTCAAGAGCAACTGCATCTTGAATCTTTGTGTCAATACCTGCTGGAGCTTTGAATGGTCCAACTCTGGAATCAGTTGCAAGGTACAAACCTGCAACAGCAGCAGACGGGCCAATCAAACGAACTGCTGCACTTGAGTGACCTAGTGGGTCCTTCACGTAGAAGTTCGGGTAGTAAACAGCCATACGGCTGCTTTCAGTCAGTTCTCCTGATGCTCCGACAGCTAGGTCAGGAGTCAAGCCAGCAACAGTTTCAACAACTACAAAGTCCTTCTTGGTGAAGTTTACAAAGTCGTTTAGCATGTTGTAGACAACCTTGGCAGTGGTCCAACCACTAGCAAGACGTACGTCTACATCTGGTAGGAAGAACACCAATGGCTGCTGCAGAACTTCAAATTCCTTGAAGACCGTGCAGTTAGAGTACGCAGGGCTTGTTGGAACTCCACCGCTAGTACCGCTGTTGTCACCAGTGTAGTCAGCATAAGTCAATGCGACTTCTGGGTCTGGCGCACCAGAAAGTGGGATAAAGCTGTATGAAGGAATGCGACCAGCCAAGTTGTTAGTTGAGTAAGTTACAACTGGGCTGATTGGGGTACCGTCAACAGCGCTGTACTCAGTAACTGCGCCTTCAAGAACCTTGATGTAAGCAGAACCGTAATCAAGAACAGTCTTGATGTAGTCGCTAGAGGTTGGGTCATTAAATACGATACCGTTGAACTGCTCAACAAGAACGTCATCGCCAGCATTTGCTGGGGTGAAGGTACCAGAAACGTAGTCGCTGACACCTGCGTCGATGTATACGCTTAGGTCAAAGTAACCAGCCTGACGAACAGCGTTTGATTCACTGAACTTTAGGCGAAGGTTGTTGCCATCAATACCGCGGAACTTTGCAGCAATAGTTGCAAGGGTGACTGATGTACTCTGACCAGATACAATTTGAGTAGGGATGGTTGCTTTAGCAACAGCCTTAGCTGCTGTAGGCAGGATACGTTTTACGTAAAGCTCAGTTCCACCATTGGTGAAAAACGAAGCTACGGCAAACGTAGAAGGGTACTTAGAGCTGTATCCGCCAAACTTCGACTGGAAGTCGTACCATGAGGTAACGCGGGTTACGGCATCAGGACCCTGCGGGAATGCAGCAATACATGCTCCAGCAGCGTTAGCAACGCTGGCAGAGTTAATAGGTGCTGCGGTAAGCGGGAGCTCATTAATGTAAACTCCAGGGCGACTATATGTAGCCATTTTTGTTTCTCCTAACTAGGGGTTAATATTTCAGGGGGTTCCAGATGGTTGCGATATGTTAAAAGACCCAGGGCTAACCATGCCGTCTGGCAAAGGCCATTCAGCTAAGTCCCCAGAGTTGTTGACGTAAACGGACGATACAGGTGTGTATGCACGGAAGACACCCTGTACTACCTCAGAAGAGATACGTACAGTGATGGCGTTTATGAACAAGCGCTTTGCCTGCTCAGTAGTGTCGCGTTTAACGACACTCATGACGTCTAGTCTCCTCATGGTTGTCATCGGTTTTCCAGCCGAATCAGTCAACCCTGTTGGGATTTCTAGAGCGCCAAATCTCATTGGTAGTTTCTTGGTAGTAAGTTCTGCCAAGATTGCTCGGTCGTGGCGAGGCTGACGAGCATAGCTAGTAATTTGATAATCAAGGTATACGGGAATAGGAATGTCTACATCAAAGGCATCGTCTGCACCGATGTCTGCGGGACGCAAGTAGTCTGGGTTAACCAGGCCGCGCATCTCTCGCTGAGCATCCCGCTGCATGTCAATCATGTCAATGGTGATGTATGGGTAAGACTGGTTACGAATTTCTTGGTCAGGCTGTCCAAAGAATACACCTACTTGGCGTGGGACATCGTCAGAAACTGCCCTCTGGTCATAGACAACTATGCCCTGCAGACGCTTACGAAGAGCGTTGTCCTCATCAATAATAAACGTCATTAGAGCTCCTTCTTAAAAAGAACTACAAACTCTTTGCCCGCCATGTCGTTTAAGTTTCCAAATCTACGTACAGTTCCCTTAGGCCTGGAAGTTCCATTGCCGTATTCATACGCAAGAGCTTGGTCTTGTACGCTTCCGCTTACGCTAAAGTGATAGCGGTTGTCTTTGTAAGTTACTTTAAGGCCTTTGGCTACGCGAGGCTCCCAGCCATCAGCAATAGCGTATTGAACTAGCGAGCTCGTCAAACGGGGAGCTAGTTTAATTGCGGCAGATTTAA